TTTTGGAGTGTTGACCCAACCACGCAACCCGGCCCAAAATTACCGACATGCGTAGCTAAACTACCTCGCAGCAGTTCCAACAATCATCGCTACTCAAACTTGTGACTCCCTTGAAAGACACGCACATTGCTATGCGCAAAATTCCACTACTTGCCGAACCAGCAAATAGCTTATAAACTTTAAGGGTCATCAAAGTTTGATTCGGCAAATGATCATGCGCCCTTGGACGCCACACTCGGCCACAGAGTGTAATTTTCTTTAATTTGTTTGTTTTATATGTATATATTTATGTACAATTACCTATTACGCCGCAGGTGCACTAGCCTCATAATACATAGGAGGCAAACCTGTGAAGAAATATACTTGGAAATCTTCGCCAATTGCACAATGTGCATCGTAAGCAGTATCATTAGTACCACTACCCATAACACTGAAATCATAACCTTCTTGGTAATCCAGTGTGGTAGTAAGATCTTCTGCTTTCCCCGGCGAAAACCTATACAACGAATAAAATGGGGATTCAAATTCTATATTGGGATTTATTTGACCAGTCACATATAATTTACCACGCACGCCCGACAATGGGCCATCAGTCCGTGGAAAAATGTTATTGTCGACTACAACACTTTGTGCTGCTTGGTCAAAATTAGTATAACTCGGCATTGCAATTCGTCCTGTACGGTAACCAGGTTCACCAATAGGAACACGCTCAATGTTAACAGCAAAAGCTCTGGCTTCACTTTGGTAACCACGCAAAATTGCTTTCCACCTTATGGAGCCTCGCCATCCTGAAAATGCATACGTCACCCAATGTAACAAAACTGTATTACAATAATTATAAGGGGCAGCAGCTCCTGTAGTATTAACTGCTCCGGCAACATTACCTCGCAGAAAAGGAAACATGGGCCTTCTGCCATATGAAATAATCTTATTAGTAGTATCAAAATAAACTAAATTGGAGTGCAAATTGTATCTTTTCAATAAAGCTCGAAAACTAACAATAGCTTCTCCAGTATATACTTTATTTATAAGCCCATGATTTGTAATTCCAGGACCAACGTTTGAAGATTCAGACTGTTGTGGCGCGGATGGTTCTTCCGTGTTTTGACACTCCGGAGAATTCTCCATGCCACTCTGCTCCTCAAATCCCGACTGGGGCTTAAAGACGAAATTTTGAAAAGTATCATGTGGTACAAAAACTTCAAAATCGTCTCCCATACTAACAAAGACATTAATCTGAATATCATTATTTACACTTGAATTTGGTGTAGTCAATTCATTCACAACATACATCCCAATAACTCCATTACCAAAAGTTTTGGAAGTAAATTGAGACGTACCATATAAAGTCGTGACAGCATCTAAACCAGGCTCGGCATGCTCCAACAATGTGGTTGGTTGACCATTACCTATTTCAATAGTAAAATCATTCTTATCAGCTATGTCTATTACTTCTAAATAATTAGTATTATACTCATTGCTCGATAGAAAATTTGGATCATAAACTACTTTAACCCTCCCCTTATGGAATGCTGAACACACAATTTGAAACCTAAATTTCATAGAACCAGTCCAATATTTAAATGGAAAAGCCGCCATAGCTGAAGCTGGAAAATGATAACCCTTAGGGGTTAAACCATCCTCCGCCCACAACAATGGACTAATTCTAGAATTCCATAACAAAGTTTCAGGAGCCGTACCTATAGTCCAATTAAAAGTAGTCAAATAAGACTCTCTCTTGGCTATTTCCCTAATGTTCATAGGGTCCGCTGCTCCTAAACCAGCTATTCTCGGATCAATGGACAACTCCTGTTTGTCATCCACTGTCAATTTGTGTGTGCCATCTGGTACAGTTGTCACTGCCAATTCAGAAATAGTAACTGGCTTATACGGATTAGGATCCGCTGTGACTGGTGGTCGGCAATATCCCAATGTCTTAGCAACCTCCGCTACTACTCCAGCACCAGTAGCAGTAGCAGTAGCAAAAGGTGCGATCATGGGTATTGAAGATAATGCATTGGCTGCCTTCTGAACTGCTGTTGCAGGCCCAGAAATAAAACCTTTCATATTAGCCTCATCCACCTCTGCACCAGACTGGGGTACTAGCGTTGTTGGCTCAACACTAGTCAATACATTCATGGAAGCATCATCAATCCAAGCAAATATTGTCACTGTGACTGAATCAGTTGCTCCATTAGCATGCTTTAACTCATTAATTGAGCGTATGGTCAATTGACCCATCGAACCCCAATCCGACTGTGTAATGTCCAAATAATTCTTATGATAATAAAATGGTAATTGCATATCGCCACCCAATGATAACGTTGGGTCCAAAAACACATGGGGTTGCTGAGATGCTTGCACTATATCTTGCAATACTAAACCTCTATTTTGCGAAAGATTGTCAAAACCGGCAAACGGCAAATAGCTTGCAATAGCTCTGCCGTATAAAAAGCCGTTCCCATTAATAACAATTTTCAAATTTAATTTAGCTCTCAACAAATTAAAATTTGTAATACGATTAATAACTCGTGGATTTTGTAAATACAAAGACCATGGGTCAATTTGCTGGAAAAACAATGTACCTGTCCCCCACTGAGTTTCACTAATCTTCAGTGGACGCGACAAGAAATTGTCTAAACGAGCATCGTCTGAGTCCATCAACTTACGTGTTGGATCTACAGCATCATCAACTGCATACATATAAGGATCCTTCTGGTCCCCAAACTCAACATTTTGATGTTTACTCTCACTAGCAACTCGCATTATAGTATTATCCGATGTTGTTCCTGACTGGGGCATAAAATCTGCCCCAGGGCACAAATTGCGTTCTATCTCGGCTCGTTCATAAAACGATGTCAATTCCGGATACAAACGTCTTAAATCGGGCGAATTAGTTCTTCGTTCCCCGTGAAATGATCTTTGCAAATCATCCCGATTTTCCCGGGTGCCAGCTCCCTCCTCATTGACAAGTGGAAGAAAGCTGACATTTTGTTGTGCTTTTCTAACAAATTGTTTACTAGCGGATAAATTTATTATACTCATCACCGTTCCTATCCAAAAACGGGTGAGCTGTACATTTGCACGAGGACCCCCTCATGCTCAAAATTATGTAAAGCCTACAGAAATGTATAAACGTACAAATACACAAACTGCGGTAATCCAATAACACAACTCAATTTTGCTTAGCCTCAGATTTGAAACTGGCACTCGTTTAACGTCTGAGTTTGACGTAGTCCTGCTTAATCACAGTGTGTTGTCGATATATGTTTCGTGCCAATTTGCCACACGATCCTGATATGTTTCGTCCAGCATTGTACACATATGAGTGATACCAGCCCTACTAGCTACTTCAGTCATCTGCATCCTACGCTTTTCATATACTTCCTCACCATGATTAAACCACTCCCTTAAAGCTCCGTCAATATTTACTGCACAAGCTTCTTTGGGAGTTAATGGCGCATTCTTGGGTCTCAAATAACAATGTAGGGACTTCATGATACTAGAATCAACTAAAGCTCCCACATGCATACCCAACTGGGAATGATATACACTAAATCGTTTCAAAAACTCAAAGTCACTAGGTTTCAAATACTCACTCAATTCACTATCCTTATCAGGCATAGTGTACTTCTGTCCGTATGAACCTAAAAACTCTGCGCACCCTTTAATGTTAAAATTAGGGTATTCTTCTGATACCGATCCAATGTTATCATCGCCATATGTCATCATTTTAGCAGCACTACGAAATGCAATGCTGGAGTCATACTGCGTATAAAAATACGCCCGCAAATTCAAACTACCACTAATTCCATTCAATATCACAGTTAATGAATTTCCTGAAATATGTGTGCCTGATTGCAAACCCACTAAATCACCATTGTACGCGATAAGTGAGTATACAATATCTCCAGCCATAGCACTCATAATGTCTCTATCCTGCTGACTATAACCCATAATTTCCGCTAAATCAATTAATATCCGTAATGACGCTAGCAACAACTGTGAAGGTAACTTTTGGTCGTACTTACTATAATCACCACCAAATATCCTATCCTCACCAAAAGTCATAACATGAGCGTAAAACTCTTCCCATTCAGGGCCGTGGCAATTAATACCAACAGCACATTCCGAAACTAATGGATTCATTTGAAGGAATCGAATAATTGGCAAATAATATCTCCTCACTAAAAATGTGAGAGAAATTGGATTACCATAAAATATTCTACATTTGCCCTTCGCTGTGGGCAAAATTTCATCCTTTTTACACGCTTTTGCAATAGTATATGCGCGTTCACCACGCTTATAATGCGACAATACGCGTTCAATGTCATCCATAATCTCTTGCGTAAACATCCTCTGTGGGTTTCCCTCTGGCGTTGGGTCCAATTCGATTATATATCTCGACTTTGGACCTTTCAAAGGGTAGCCTATAGAAGTGTTAAAGTTTATTGAATCAATAAACCTGCAACTGGGAATACCATTAACATTTTCCATGTCTGTCAACGGTTCAGCTCTCCACTTTAGCTTATTCACTAACTCAACCAATGGTTTCTTGTAATCCTGAATAGCTATATTTAACAACTTATGTGGGAACGGTTCACCTGGTTCGCTGGCATTAGCCATAGCCAATTGCCAACCAAACCACTCTGGTTTCATCTTTGGTGCACCCCACACATTCTCCACTCCTGTAACTTCCGTTATAAGATGCGAAATGGGTGTACGTCGCACATCAGATCTCGACGTAACAGCACCAGAACATGATCCATAATAAGAAAACTGTGATCCCTCTGGTAGAAAATTAACCGGGCTCTTTTCATGAAGACCATCCTGCGTAGTGACTTTCATGCCTAATACTTCCTGCGTGAAATGTTCACCATCACCAGTCCTCAAAACACCATCAATGTTTACCAAACACTGAATGGCGTCAACCAACTGTTTATTGGTTAAAGTACCCATACAGCCTACTGGCTGTCCTTCCTTACCACCTAAATGTAATCCAGTAATCATAGGTGTCTTCGTTTGTGAAATTAGCGTTGCTCCGCACAATCCACCAAATGTGTTCATAGTGAGGTTATTATATACACCTCCCTTGAATTTGCAAGCACCGTTGGAAACTACGCCTGCTTCACATCTACCATGTGCTACAACTATTTCTCCACTTCTTCGTCTCCACACCATTTCAAATGGATGAGATACTATATCGCCAAGCGGAAAAAACTTTAATAAATTACGATAAGAACCTCCAGTACTACTGTAACACAGCATAAAATCTGTGCCTTCAATATGCACTGAAGAATCCCTACAAATACGTGTCTTAAATTGACCTCCTACAGCATCAGCATTAACCTTCCTACAGGTTAGCTTCAGCGAATCACCATATTTAAAATAATGATGAGGGATCAATAACATGTTTGACGTAACCATCAAAACATTAGCCATAAGTGTACCTTCCGTCTTGTCAGCCTCAATAGACGCATACAACAAATTATTCTCAACTGTCTTACGTAACCGTTCAACAGTCGTGCATTTGCTGAATTCAGAAGCTGGCAATCCACGTTTTGTAACTTGTGACCAGACATTTACCTGCTGATCGCGAACTTTAATTTCTTCCATATTAGTTGGCTCTAAAGCACTCTGATCTTTTACAATACCTCTCCACGACTTATACACTTTTGCTATAGCATACATAGCCGTCATAGAGGCACATCCATAACACAGAGCTTTGGCGTAACTGGCACGTCTATTTCTCGCAATAACTATCAAACTATCTGTACGGCGGCACAATTCTGCCATCATAATCTTCTTTATAGCTACTTTCGACAAATATTGGCCATAAAACCAACAAATCGCCAACAATAACATGCCACATAATGGAATAAAGCACATCAACAATGAACAAAATATTACAAATAATCCACTCAATTTGTGTTCAAGTTTATTTACATCTTCCCTATAAACACGTTGTAAGAAAAATATAAACCAATCATTTTGTAAAAACGTTAGCGGGAGAAAACAAATCCAATCCCATCTGTCTAGGAATGAATTAGTTCTCTCATATAATTCCGCTGTCGTCAAATTCGTCAATGTCGCGCTCAAACTTGGTTGTGAGCCACCAATTGCATCGCGCACATATTGTTTCGCTCTCCTGATACGCTGCCTCGCTTCAAATCCAAACTGTTCTGACAAATGGTCAGGACAGAATCCTTTCAAATGGCAGCACCCAGGATGCGAACAACGAACCAAACTTTGTTTGTCAGATTTTCTATCCAACAACGCTTGCTGATTCTTCCTGTGCTCCTGAAAATACTCAATAGCACACTGTATCGCTTCAACTGATGACACATTTTCCATTAATTTACCTCTCCACTTAATGGGGAGGTATGTTGCCGCTACTGTTAATTTCTCTGGTCTAACTGCTTGTTCAATTGTAATTTCCCAGATATCATCGATTAAAGGTGGATTATACACTCCATCTTCAGTAGTATAGTGCGCCCTAATTTTAGAGCTATCTACACCACATGGAATTCCTTCCTTCATACGTTGAAACTGTTCTTTACATTTGACAGTCATAACCAAATCCATTCTGCGTTGAATTGAATATGGACACTGTGAATACGACCTAGCATCTAAATCCTTAACATTGGTAGTCGCAAGGACAATTTCTGGTTCTACCCAGCACTGTCCTTTACCTTCCAACTCAGCTTTATTTGCATAATAGGTCTGATTGTTACACATGTCAATAATCATACGTGTCGGTGGACTCTGAACAAACTCAGACTTCTCATTTGCCATATCATCAAGAATGGCGACCGTCTTAGTCGTTTTCCAACTAGACATATACTTGTCGCCAGCATTGATTGTTGCCCAATACTCTCTATCTGTACTGTATCCAATACTTGTCAAAAGAGATTCAATTAATTGCTCTCCAAATGTCGTTTTACCTTGGCTACTATCACCAAATAATTCGACTGCAAATGGAGCTCTTCTTATACCAGCGGACATCTTCATATTGGTATGTTCATTCTTGATTGTCTTCAACCTAAGAATCTTATCACTAACCAATTTCTTATCAATACCGCTTAATGAAGGCAATAAATGAGTCAACTTAACTTGCAAACGTTCTAATTTATCCAAAAATTCCTGTTCAGGCATGCCCAAGAACTTTTCTAAATTTCCGTTTTGCACGAGAGTCCACATGGTAATCACGTCACTGTACTCATCATCCAATTCTAAAACTGCAAAATCATCCATCATTAACGGTTTCAAAGATCCAGTCTTAAAGCATAAATATGCACCTTCAGCAAAATAAGTGATGGTGCCAAACAAAGCTTCTGCCAAATCATATGCCGTCATATGTTGTTTGATCATCTTCTCATCAAATAACTTGAACCCATTGATATCGAACGGAATATGTGCTACATCGCACAATCCTAATGTTACTAAAACGCACATCAATTTGGAAAATTGTTTAAAAACTTTGTTGCCTTTAACCAAATTCCAATTACATTGCACATTACGTAGCAAATTCAACCAACTTGGGTCCTCAGTGCCATCCTGTTGTACTAATCTTGTGGCTTTAAACAAACCACTAATATAATCTATGACCTGTCCAGTCACGGATTTATCCTTATAAAAATCACGTACATACAAAAATATTGCACTAGTTAAATGATCATAGGAATCGCAATTCTTTAAATTAATAAATAAAGCGACAATACCCTCAATCTTCCTAATTAAAGAGTCAGACACTTCGACATTTATCGCAGTGGCTATCTCCTTTATCTTAAGAGTAATTTCACTAAACTGGTCAATACTACACCTAAAAGACTCCAACCCAACATGGGGTTTAAAATTAGAGCGCCAATTTTCGCGCTTCTTGGAATCCTTTTTCCTAAGATACCAGTTTTCCTTAGTTCCTTCTAAATTTTTAAAGACGTTATTACGTACTTTAGGCCTAACTCCATAGTTAGCCTTCTTATTTCTTACAAAAGACTTAGTGCTCTTATCCTTGTCACTCATCTTCTGTCTTTGTCAATTTACCTCAAAAATATCGTTTTAATTCTTTATAATAACTTTTGTTCTAATTTGAGTCCTATTGCAATTTTAATTCTGCTATAGAAATATTAAGAATTCAGTTAACAATTTTGAACGAGCGTCTACTGATATAACTACTCTAAACAATCCGATACTTCTAACGGGCGAGACCGACCTTTCCTTAGACTATGTGTCAGGCAACAAGGCTTACAATACTGCTTGCACCTACCTTTCCTCTTCGGACAAGGGTTACTAACTGCTCTCCGCCTATACTCGTATATACTATCAATGATGTAATATATTATAATACTACACTGCTAGGCTTGACAGTGGCTACTAGACAGCATCCCGAACAAGGATACATATCAAATATACACGAGTACCTTCGAGCACTTTCGCACTTCGGGTTACTCCGATAAAATGCACGAATTATTTCGTGTTGCTTATTTAATTTATTTATCGTGGTGGCATTCCACGATATCTCTTGCCATTAAGGCCATGGACTTCAACTCCAACAGAGAGTCTACTACCATCGTTTTGGTTTCCATATACATATAGTGTGTGGTTTTTGTAGGGGACCACCCCCCAGTAGAATAATAAAATAAATAACTTAAATCAAACTAAGATCCTACAATAAAGGATCTAAAGCTTGCTTCTTTCCTTCGAGGTATGGGGGCATCATAATGCCCTTCATAGCTCGTAAACAAGGTTCAAGGGCATATATTAATGCCAATTAATTCAATTTAAGTCTCCACGCGCATAATGCGCATGGAGACTTTA